CAGAAAACATCGCTGTATACTGTGCAATCGACGTGGGACCATTCCCGTAAACAATCCATCCGTTGGAATCCCCAGTACAAGTCAAGAGGGCGGCTTTAGGCCAGAAGGGAAGCAGCCAGCATCCGTTTCCGGACGCAGGTACCGTAAGAGATAAGCTGTAAGTGACAGCACCCCCGATACTATAACGATTATCGAAATCCGGGACCTTGGCGCCCTTGGCGCCCGGGTTCCACGGGTCGAGTCTCGCGAGAGCATAGGGGTGACTCGGTACTTGGACTTGCTTCTTCTTGGCTTTCGTGGCATTCTTAGGTTTCGCCGGCTGCGGCCGAGCTTTGGTCGATCTTCCTCCAACCTTTACCATGCTTGCGACGAACAAATATCTTCCTCTCTAAATAACGCTTCCTTATCCGGACGTAGAACTCTGTGATAAAACTAGACAAACGTATAGTTTATCATCCCGGACCCCCTATCAATAGGCTCCGCCTGTTTGATCCAAACCGGGTCTGAGCAATCCCACACAGAAAGCTCTCGCTCGATGATCATTTGTTCAGACGGCGTGACACCAAATGCACCCCAGAAATCGAGACGGGCTTGCCATGATACTGGCTGTGCCCGGTCATAATCTCGAATCTGGGTTCTGTACCTCCAACTGGTGTGAGTCCGGAAATTCTCAAGGTATCGCTCTGAGGCCTTCGAGCCATTACGCATTAGGGCTAATGCATATTCTTGCAATATCGGTATCCCCGCATTCAAAGACAACTCACACATTCCAACACAGTACATTTGTTTCCTCAACTCAACATTATTCCTCACTGTGCGCTTAATAGCCATGGAAGTGCTCATCGTTTTGCGCGGGTTCCGTACAAGAACCCAATCCTTGCCAACTCGGATCGGTTTCCCTTGACAGAATTCCACATCATATATATTGTAAGCAGGTTGTTCAAGCTCCATTTTAAAACCTAACTGGGAGCACCAAACAGGAAAACCCTCCGAGAAAGCGCGTAGATTATAACGCTCCGTGAAAAAGACGCTGTCGTCACCGTCACACACGAAGTTCCACTTGCCATCCCAAAGGCCTGCCTGCTTGAATCCCCCCCAGCCCTGGTTAAGGGCATTTGCAAAGGAAACGTAGAGCAACAGCATCAATAGGCTATTACCGAGGCCGGTATTCATGTCCCCCGACATCCGTTTTCCTCGAACCTTATACTTGACACCATTAAATGACGATCCAACATTGTTAATCTGTGCCTCCAACAGATCAACGAGTTCTTCATAATCCATCGACAGTAGGACCATCACAAACGCTGCAAGATAGGCAGCATGCTCGGTACGCAAAGCGTCCTCTGAGACATGCATGTCATACCTCGAAGCATCAGCTCCGACTCCCACTGGGTCGTCAAACTCATCCATCTTCTCTGCAATGAGATTTCCCCTTTCAGTCTGGTTTAGCCCCTTGGCGATTAAACGCCCACGGGGAAAACTCCACCCAGGAAGCTCATTCCAATCCTGCTTATTTATGAACGCATGTTCAAAGGACTTCAAATATAGCCCTAACCGGTAATTATAAACTGGGTGTCTACCCTGTATCGCACGAGGGTCGTACGACCCCTTTCCATCCGGATCTGCACTGTCAGGTTTAACAAACATTTTCACTTGTGCATGGAAAGGCAGTAGTCCCAACCGATTGAACTCCTCGATGGCCCTTTTGTAGCGTTTGAGTTTACCTCCCGAGTAAGAGGACAAGAAGTCAGTGTCTGAAATCTTACTAACTTGCCCCCCCACTGCGTGCCCAATACACTCCGCAAGTTCCTTCAAAGGTGCCCACATCCCAGGGATAGGAAGCACGGTCGGAGACATCACACGATTGTGCAATGCAACCAGTTCATTGCAACGGCAATTGGCATGGATATACGGTTCATATAAGCCCAAAATGCTCGTCGCTGCCGTTGGTTTCTTAAGACAACTAATACGGCGATTAGTGCCCTGGCATCCTCCAGGCGGACAGCGGACACGTCCACTGCCTGGGCCTAGCTCCTTAAGAGCTCTACGCCCAGCGCAGACCGCTGGCCGCACTGTGAGGCACCCCTATTTTGCCGGCCGCCCACTCATGGTGCGAACAGCACGCAAATTCCGGAGGAAGTTTCCTAGTCCGGAAGATGCCTGCCACGCGTCACGAATGGACATGCCAGCGTAGACACCGCCGCTGTAACCAGCGCGTGCCTTCTCACACTCTGCAACTCTCTCGCTGCGGAGCGTCTCTCGTTCAGTTTGTAACTCCTCGAGAGCTCTAGGAATCAAAAAAACTCCACGTGAGCACAATTTATCTAGAACACATGGCCGAATAGTCGAATCTTGGCCCTTATAGTGTCTAGCCACTCGTTCACGAACGAGTGCCACCAGGTCAACGTTATATGGCATGGTGACACCAGCACCAGCCACAATACCTTTAACCACCGCTAACTCATCTGACATCTTTTCAGAGCCAGCATTCAACTCATCTTCTTCAG